CGCCATTTAATGAAGCTGGCGCAGCGAATCCAACTTCAAACACAGTTTGATTACCGAGTGAAAGACTTGTCCAAGATGTAGAATAATTTTGGTAAATATCGTCAGTTACTGTAACTGCATTTGCCGTAACCCATGTTGTACCGGCATACCGAACCCGAATATCAAAAGTAGCCTCGTCTCTGTCGTACTTCATCCTGAAATTAACAGTTAAATTTGTAACATCTGAATAAGTTTCAACGGGAGTGCTGACGCCCCAAATTTGTTCTTTGCCGTCATCACCTGAGTCCCACCATGTTTTGTTTCCGTCGCCAGCAGTAACAACATTTGCAAATCCCGAATTATTAATTATGGCATTTGTGTTACTATTTGGTATTAAGATTTCAGACATATTTAACCTTAAACCATTAGGAAGCCATCATAAGCACCCGCACCGGTACAAATGAAACCAACTAAATTAACCGAACTAGCATCCGTGTTTAACGTCGGAGCAGATCCTGCGTCAATCCAAGTAATACCGCTAAACCATGTGACTATCCGGCTTCCGGTCGAGTCCTGTGCGATCCGAAGGACAAAAGGATAATTGGTCGCGGGATTTGTCAAAGCAAAAGTTGCGTTACCTGTTAACTCCACAGAATGCTTTTGGTTGGCACCATTATCTAAATCAAAATTGACTGTTGCAGCGTAACTGTTAACAACAAAACCGCTTGCACCACTTCCGCTACCAGCATTTTTAATAGCCGATACGTCCAATCGATCGTCACCCGACAAACCACTTAACTTGTCTCGCAACGAAATTGGATTAATAGCACGGCGAATAATGGTTGTCATGAAAACTGCCCACAGTAAAGGGAATTTAACGTAACTTACGACTGCTGTTGGAACTCACGAGTCATTTTTTCGAACTCTTCGCGACGTTTAATCGCATGAGCCCTTTCGTCAAGCAGTCGTTTATTTTCAGTTACTCGATGAACGTCACCCGTTACTTGCTCGCCTTCAAAGCCTCTCGCTTCTTTCTTTACAACCATGTTTTCATTTGTGCCAGACACGGGCAGTTCTTCAATAGGTGCAATAAACCAAGCATGACTCTCTGGTACAATTATTGCCTCTAAATTTTCTGGGATTTCAACACCTTCAACACTGGTTGCAAACCATGCTTTAAGTGTATCTTGTGTAAATTCGCCTTCTGTTGAGGCGACAATAGATCGATCAGCAGTGTGATCTGCTGGCGAATAAATTTGAATTTGATATTGCATAGTTGCCGCCAGAAGACTGAAGGGAAAAATAAAGCAAGAAAGGTAACCCGGCGATTAAACCGGATTACCATTCATTTGAATTAGCCATTCGTAACAAGGAATGCGATTGGCACATTCTTGCGGAAATGGTTTCGTTTCCAGTTCGTGCCCAACTTCAGGTCAGCAATGGTCTGCCATAGTCCGTCACCAGCACCACCGCTGCTTTCAGCAGCAGTGTTGGTAACGTCAAGGTTGCTGTGACCGCTTGGGTGGAGCAACCACGTCTTGCGTTCCCAAAGTGTTTCTTCGCCAGCACCGTCACCAATTGCCGGGTTACGGTCAATTTCAACAGGTGTTGTGGGCGATCCTTCGCCGTAGGCAAAGGCGGCTGCACCGTAAAGCACGGTCGTGTAACGGAACCCTCCGCCGGAGGTTGTCGCAATAACAGGAGCAGAGTCGTCAACGATGACACGATGACCCTGATACAACGGAATTCGTCGCTCTTGTTTTGAATCAGGGATGAAATCAATATCATCATTGTTAATCATTCGCTGATAAATCACCGAATGACATAGGATTGCAGACAAATCTTCAACATGATCCCCCATCGTAAACCGTGCTGTCGTGAAAGCTGTTCGGTCGAAAAAGTTGACCGAAGTACCAACACCGTTATCGATGGAAATATCAGTGACCATGTCGTTAGTCGTACCAAAACCGGTATCTATACCGGCATTGGCTGCAATAATGTTGGCATTATAAATGCCAACTGTTGCAGCGATGACCCGACGTTGCCACTGCCACATCCAATATCGCGAAGTTCGAGCCTTGATTCGCTCCATCGCAAGATCGCCCATTGTGACTTCATTCGTGAGATCACGGACAGACCAAGCATTATTTAATGCTGCTCGCTTCGCATCCATACGCCCCTGAACAATCTTGTTCGGCGTTGCACTGGTATCTGCATCGGATGAATAATTTGGCTCGTCTGCGGGGTCAAGGTCTCGCCAAAACGGCATCTTAGCAAGTTCGGCTTCTTCCACAGCCAAAGCATCCATTGCGGGAGTCCGCACCACCACACCTGATTCGAAAAAATCAGTCCGTTCTGGATTATTCTCGGCAGCAATACCTTGATAAATTTCGACGTCGATAACGTCTGCGAGTTTGACCGTAGCCATCGTGAGTCAGCCTTTTTAAGAAGTTTTAGAGGATTCCAACAAGGTTTGGAACGCCTCTGGCTGATCACGCTTCATTCTGACAAGTTCACCCGAATTGTAGTCGTTATACGTTTTCGGTGATCCGTCGTCTTTGGTGGTAGCCAGAGTTGTTGATTTACCATCACCGTTGGCGCTACCACCCGATGCTTTGCTCACGACCACCATAGATTTGAACATTTCATTTGTCGAGAGAGACTTTTGGAAATTTTCAAAACTCTGATCAATCGAAGGTAGATTTGTAGCAATATCTGTAATTTCAATGGATGCTTGGCCCTCTGCCGAAACTTTACCTTTCAACATACCCTGAACATGAGGCAGCATAATGGCAGCATTTGTGCCGAACAATTCAGATGCTATTGTCAACGCTTTCTCGCGGGCCATTCGATCTGCATTATTTTGACGTTGTGCAGCCAATTCAACTTTCTGTTTTTCTTCTGCTGCCTTTGCGGCTGCGTCTCTTGCGTCCAACTGCGATTGAAAATGCTCCTTCAATTCAGCAACGCTTTTTATTCCATCTATCTCTGTTTGCTTCTTTTCTGCCTCAAATTTATCCGCAACAGCTTTCACTGTTTTTAGTTCTTCTCGCGTTTTTTCCAACGCAGAAAATAATCCTTCAGGGTCTTTGTCTGTGGTAAAGACATTTGGTCCTAGATCAAGTTTATAAGTACCATCGGTGGTCAACTGATACTCTTTTTTTAGATCATCAGAAATTGCAGTAAACTCAGCAGTTGTCAATGTTAACGCAAGCATTGGTTCTCACTTAATTTGTAAGGTCTTCAGCCTTAGAGTTAGGTTGATCTTTTGCCGACGCTGGCTCAAGATCTGGATTTATTGAATCGATAAATGATTGATCTGCTTTGATTGCAGCCATCGCATCTTCTACACTGTTCTTAACTAAACCGCTTCGTCGTAAATTTTCATGAACTCCAGAAAACGGTATAAGTCTTGCACCAAATAGTTCGATCAACCAACGAAGTTCTTCGGCGCTCATTGAAGTAAGATCAAAATTGTCATTTAACTCAACTTCGATTTCTTCATCCCCGGTGGTATCGACGAATAAGGCGGCCTTCTTCAAACATGAGAGCAAAGCCGCTTCCAAGTTATCTTTAATGGTACTTAAAACAGATTTTTGGCTCGCTGCCTCAATCTGGATCTCTGCTTCTTTCCGTTCAACAGTCTGCCGTGGATTGATGATTTTTGCACCAATTGCAATCATCTGTTCTTCCTTGTGGGTCATTGCTTCAAACGCGAGCGTATTTGGCATTGCCTGCAACAAGTGTGCTGTAGCGTCTTCGGGTAGCGGAACAGCGGCACGAGAACCGAAAGGTATTCCTTTCTGAAAATGATTGGTTACCCAATCGTCGGTCAAACCTGCATACACAGGTGTTGGTTGACCGACAAGAAAAACACTTTCTTCGTAGTCGGCTGAATTGCGATAGTGTGCGATGTTCAAAACCGCCATTGAATACAACGGTGGTTCGTCAATCTCTGAATCGTTGTTTTCACTACCAACAAACTCAAATGGAATTTCACCCAGATTTTTACCGTCTTGCCCACACAGGTTGTAGGCTTCCTTGAGATCTCCACTTTCTTCATCCCACACTTCGACGCTTACACAACCATCTTCCAGCAGTCGATATACTCGATACTTGTGCGAGGTCTGTACTTTGAAACTGTCGTAACCCGAAGTATATTCATAAGCCTCTTTTAAAACCAACATAACCAACTTATGTTCGGTTTTAATTTTGGTAATTTGCCAGTTAATAATAGCCCAAGGTGGGATAAATCGAATCGTCGGACGGATGCCACTTTCAACGTCGGCTTTAGTGACCTCCCCATCTGTTACGGGAAAGTCTGCGAGTAATCCACCACGACCGTAAGGTAGAATATGGTTGGCTGCTTTTCGAACCAACTGTTCGAAACTTAAACCTTCACCGTTGATATCTTCCAACATCATTTCCATGCTTTTTGGAACCTTCACTTTAGGTTCTCGAAGGAACAGTTGGCCGACTAAAGCATCTTGAGTAGGTTTAATCACGTTGTAGTAAACTGCTCGCATTTTGTAAGACGCATAACGCTCCAGTTTTTCTGTTTGACTGTCGCACGAAGACGGCATTGGCAGGTAAGTCACCCCTTTATCTTTAACTGCGAGTTCCCCTTCAAGCGAATCGCTAATAATGTTATATTTCTTTCTTGCTTGAACCAACTCTGGACGTTCGACGTTACATTTTAATGCTTTCGTAGTCATCAATGTGCCCAATTCATTTTGATTTTAGTGATGAACTTATTTGAACCCTTGAGAACGCGATATCTTACTGCGTCCCAAAGATGATCTTCTGCGTCTGTGTCAACATCATCTGGCTTATCTGGATCTCTCGGCAAGGGCGGTAGTAACTCAACACAGTGTTTACAATTCCGCATAAAGTAAATGCCCGGACCTTCCAGTAACGTAGAAGCCTGTAAACGGTCTCGCATTAATTGTAAACCAATTATTCTTGAACCCGCCGACTTATCAGACTGAATCCAACGAACACCTTCCTTTTCCATTTTGTATTCAATGGTGTCAACATCAGATTCGGTCACGTTTCGAATTTGATTATCTGCCGGTCCCGCTTGAACCCTAGATTTAATCCACTGCTCGGAAAATAAAACTTCCTCTTTCGATTTAATTCGCAAAGCAACATCTTTTGCCGACAATTTCAAACCTTTATTTGTATTCACATTCTCAGTGCCATAATCTTCCTCAATTGCAATCAAACTTCCTCTAGGCGGGCACCAAGTTTTACCATTCGGCAATCTGACTTCTTCCCCGTTCGCTTCTGCCCAAAACACTGTCGCAAACGGATGCGTTGAGCCCCAGTCAAACGACCTGTCAACTTTCCATTCGACGGGAATTTGAAACCGATCAATAACATGAACACGGGTGTCCCAAACATCATTTATTGCACCGCCACTATTGACGTCCCAACGTCCTTCAATCCACGCAGCATGTAAATTTGGATTGTTTGCGCAAGATTCGATGAGGCCCGCGCGGTACACAGGGTCAAGGTACGGATTCTCAAAGAACGATCCAAAAATTGCAACTTGCGTTCTAATTACTTCAACTTCTTGGCCTGCCGACGTATCAAAATAGGTTACGCGGTTCTTTACAATCTCTCCGTTCTTTGCAACATCGATAAATCTTCGTTTTACCCAATTGTGCCCCGGCCCATTTGGATTTGTGGTGGCGAAAACTTCCAGCGATATAGGCGGCAAGGGTTTTTGATCGGGAGTGTCGTAAACGGGTTGTCCGTTTTGCAAAATCGTAGGTGTATGTTTCTCTGAGACAAATGAGCAGCGATTTACTGACATAAACTTGTCATACAGTTCTGCGGTTGGTTGCTTCGTCAACTCATTCCAGCCAATAAACGGGTATTCATGCCCGTGAAACGCATCGTAATCATCCAATTTTTTAACATGCCTGAACAGCAATTCTTCACCTGTTGGCCACACCCATTTGTATGCTGTTGCAGATGCGTGAAACTTCGCGCCGTCTTCAAACTTTGGAAAGAACCTATTGCTCTGTGCGACCATGTCTGACAGATTCTTAAATTCCCGGTCAAAGATGATGCCTTTCCAGTAAGCACCATAACCCAACCCAACCCTACTTCGAAACCGCATTAACTGCGTTATCGTTTTGCCCGGACCTCTGGCGCCGTGCATCAGCGTGTGGTGGGCTCGCGTCACAATTGCGAATGATTGCGACGAATCTGGAATAGGTTCCCACACTACATTTGAAGCTATCGTTGATTCAACTTGGGGTTTCTTTACTGGTTTCAACACCTGTAAGGTTGAATCTTGGGCAGGTGCGTGCGCAGACAATCTATCAACAACAGCCGAGAGGTTGCCCGCCCCTGTTTGCTGTGGCGAATCTAAAATTTGTCCCCATTCTCTACCCATTTGCGGCGGTCAATTTCTCTTGTTGTCGGATCAAACCTTGCTCCCATTCTGCGTCAGATGCTTGCCCGCCTTGGGCGTTAATCATCACAGGAACATTCATGATTTTATTGTTGGTTTGGTTGTTCTGAATCAGAACACTTGGACCGGCTTTAGCTTTCGCCGTCATACCACGAACATCGAATGCCAAACCCATCAAACGGCAGTAAGTATCATCGTCCAACGATGCTTCCGCGCGGTCCAGCACATCGCGAACCATTTCCGATTCGCTCGGTAAGAAAGCTTCTTCTCCCAGTTCTTCAACTAGGTGAGCCTTCATCTTGGCAATTTCGATTGATTGTAAACAAACATCCATCAAAGACAAAGCAGCAACAGTGTCCCCAAAGGTAACTTGCATTGCTGCTTTGAATGGATTATTTGGTTGGCGTAATAACGCTTCCGCAAATCTCCATTTGATGGCTGTTTCTTGATCAATATTTGTAGATTCGGCAGACACCATCTTTGCAATTCGTGCGGGTTCGAGTTCGAGTTATGTTGCTACGGGTAGTGTAACTAACTGGCGACGAATGGGAATTGGAAATCTCGGTTACCTTGTTCGGGCAAGTCGGATCAGTGCAATTGGGATTGCTACACGCCCTCAGTTTACCGTTGACGTATCTCGGTGTTCCAAGCTTCGTAGTTTTCGCCTTCACTACTTTAGCAGCCTCCGCAGATTTCGGATCGCATCCACATCCGAGTTCCGCACATTTCCCTTCCAACAACGCAACTCTTCGTTTAAGTTGTACGATGCTCGCTGCATTGCTTTCGATTATTTGCCTATTCAACTCAACAGTTTCTTCCAG